AACTACGTTGCTATTCAGTCAATCCAGGACTTTTGTGTCATTCTGCCTGTTCAGTACAGGTAATGAGCGCTTCTAAGTCTTGTCGGGCCAAAAAATCGCGGCGTTGCCGCGCCTACCGTCAGCGAACTTGTGAATACGTTCACAAGGCCGTCGCTTCTTGGAAGGCTATTTTTGGGGGGGAATTGGTCGTGCCGTGTTTTGACGGCGCCAAATCTTGCTCGGATCTAGCCCGGCTTGTTAAAGCTTTCTTGGGTCTCAGCGTCTCGGACGCTCCCAGAGAACAGCTTTCCTTTCAGTCAATAAAGAAAGGTTTGCCTGACTCGTGCCCTTGTATGGATGCGGGTATGCTTGATAAGCTGGCTTCTGGCATCAGCCGCCCACCGCGATCCTTGCCTAAGGGTTATTTAGAATTCGTTCGTCGTGAGACGGCTCAGCTCTTCAAGAAGGGCTGGGACGCGTCTTACGAGCAATTCTGTTTAACCACTTCTCCTCCGTTATCTTCCGTGTTCGTTAAGGACGATCCTGTTTCGCTTGCTCGTCGGGGAACACCTCTGTGTTCTTCGGCCGGGAGCAGGTCGACAGGCGGCTGTCTTGGCTGGCTTGGCGCAAGTCAAGACGAGTTTTTAGACTGCGTTCTTCACGGGGAAGGTGACGTTGGGGATATTCAGGGAGAGCTCCTTGTCGTCCAGTCCGCGGGTAAACCGCGACCTCTTTCTAAGTTTGAGGCAAGGGCATTAGCTTTGAAACCTCTTCACAAGACGATTTACCATCGTCTTAAGAAGTTTCGTTGGCTTTTGTCCGGACCTCCTACTTCTGAGAAGTTGCGTCGGGCTGGTTTCAAACAGGGTCTTGGAGATTTGGTTTCTGGAGATTACGCGTCAGCAACCGATGGTCTTTCCATCGAGGTTGCGGAGGTAATTCTTCAGTCATTGTTGTCATCCTCATGCTTCGTTCCTAGGAACATACAGGCTTCTGCGATCTCTCTTTTGAGACCGTTGCTTGTGTGGGGTGAGGATTCTGAGTTTGAGGTCCGTGTCTCGACCGGTCAAATGATGGGTTCATACCTTTCTTTTCCGCTTCTTTGCCTTCAGAATTATCTGGCGTTTAAGTGGTCCCTTCGGGGTTCAGGAAAGGTCAACGTCCCAGTTCTGATCAATGGTGACGATATTCTTTTTCAGAATACCGGTCATTATCAGAAGTGGGAGCGTTCGTTGGAATTCGTCGGTTTGACTGTCGAGGCGACAAAGACTTCGGTGGAGGAGGCTTGGGGTACAATCAATTCCACTCTTTTGGAGTGGAATGACGGCTTTTTGGTCCCCTCTTGGTCGGCTCGTTTCGGTATGTTTCGTCCTGCGGAACATCCCGGTTCACTTGGAAGGTCTTTTGCGGACTTTCTTCGTGGGCTTGACGAGCCTTCTTTGAGGTTTCGAGCTGGTCGAGAGTTTTTTCGGTGGCATGCCAGTGAGCTACGCTCTGCTGGTGTGTCGGCCGTTTCTCTCGGCTTTCGAGGACTTTTGGCGCGTCGATTGTGCAAGCTTTTTCAGCTGTTGGATCTTCCCCTGGTTGAGTTTATCGGTGCTTTTGATAAGCATAAGGTTTCTTATGACGGCGACTTTGTCTGCCGTCATGACCTTGATGCTTTAAGCAGCGAGGAGCTTTTCCAGAGTTCGATTGAGCTTGGTTCGGAGAAGTGGAACCGGGGTTGGTCGCCGGCGGATGTAGTGAAGGAGTCCATCCTTTACTGCATTCGCCGCACGGAGTTGAAGGGGGGTCGTCATGACTTCTTTTCTGACCTTCGTTCTTTTTATGCGACCGATCGTGAATTTGATTTCTACAAGTCAAATTTGCGATCTTTTCCGGTTCGGTTGGTTGGAAGCAAGGATTTTTGCGCCCCTTTTCCCGCCCTGCGGGACGTCTTGGTTTCTTGGGTTGTCTTGCAATCTATGGCGCCAAGATTTGGGGAGTTTGATGACTTGCCTCCTTACCAGGAGTTTGAAGAGGGGTGACGCCGGTAGCGGCGCCGCACAGGAGTATTGCCTGTCGCCAGCGACTGAAGGTTTTTTAGTAGTCCGCCTGGGACCATAGGGACAAGATGCTTAGTAATGACGGTAGGTAGGGTTCCGACTGGGGGACGGTCGTCTGGTATCGACTTAAGTGTCTAACGCCTTTCTTAACTCCCGACCAGGTTCGCACCTACCACAATGTTTAGCGGTAGCGGAAATGCTATGTCAGCGGTTGCATTGTTATAACGCATTATTGGAGGCTTGCGGGGCCTAGTAGCCGACCCACCCGACCCGGGGTGAGGCGTACGAAAGAAGATTGGAGGGAACCATTAGACAGGTTCAATGAGAGACGTAGGGCATAGTTACCTGAACTCTGACGGTGCCACTGGACCGC